ACCAGTGTATAAGTCCGAATAGGAATAGGCATCTTTTCGCCGTTGTACCCATTTTCTTTGAAGTCGGCACTCAACAAATTATAGATTTCATTGATAACTTGGTTTGCTGTTGGCTTAGTCATTTTCTTATACCTCCATCGCAGCGCGCGTGAACATTTCGCCAAGATCGGCAATCGCACCTGGACAGATAAAAATATCACTGTGCCAGTCCTGGCCGCCGCGATCTTTACACCTCAACACACCCCCGTATTTGAACCCTGATCCGGGATCTGCGTCTGGGTTAGGAACCAACTGATAAATCGCGTCGGTATCCTCAGCCGTTTCATAGATAACATCTACTGCCATTTTCTTTCCTTTCATAACTACATTATAGGCTATTCTGGTCGATTGGCAACCTATATTGTGCGTTAGTGTAGACCATTTTTACCAAAGATGTGGACGGGCAATCCTTTAAGCAACGCACTGGCAACAGCATCCGATTTTCGGTATGTGTATTCTGCGTCACCAATCTGATTAAAGTTCTCGTCCATAGTGGCCGCGACCCAACCGTTGTCAACATCGGTGTAAAAAATATGGATGAATTTCTTTGTCACACTGTTTCCTTCTTTGATCATAGTGGTATACTAGATGGTTTGAAAACAAATGTCAAGTGCTTTTCTCATTCTTGGTTCCATCCTTGGTCCTGTGCTTGATAACTGACTTGATCATAGACTTGACGGTAGATTTGAAAATAAACTTGATCATAGACTGGACCCCAGAATCTGCCGAAGACTTGATGCCAGAGTTGTTCCCGGAATTGGTCGTAGACTTGTCTCGTTTTTCGCATTCTTGGTCCTCGTCTAGTCTAAGCCAGAGTTGACGCCTGACTTGATCAAAAGTTTGTCGGGAGATTTGATACTTGACTTGATCATAGGCTAGATAGCTGACTTGATATTGTACTTGATTATCTGCTTGACTTACGACTCGATTCCAGATTTGGTTTGTTTTTCTCATTCTCGGTTTCATTCTTGAACTATGATTTTATCCTGTACTTGAACCAAAGATTGATTCCAGACTTGAAAAAAGACTTGATTCCAGACTTGAAAAAAGACTTGATTCCAGACTTGATTCCATGTTTGATGACTGATTTGTTCATTGATTTGTCTCGTTTTTCTCATACTCGGTTCCAATTTTGATCTAGGATTTTATCCTGTACTTGATCCCAGACTTGATACCAGACTTGAAAAAAGACTTGATCCCAGACTTGATTCCAGGTTTGATCACTGACTTGATCCGAGACTTGTTGTCTGGTTTGTTCATAGACTTGTCTCGTTTTTCTCAAGGTCACGAGTAAAAATAATCCGAAAGGGGTTCGTTCACATCAAACTCAAAGAAATGTTCGATATCGCCACCGAGGCAATAGCCGTCACATTCTGTTCCGTCGTAGTGTGCGGTTTCTGCCAAAACATTTTTCACATATGGACCTTCGTCACATTTACGCAACAGTTCGTGCGCCGCCTTGAGTAATTCTTTGGCGCGTTCAAGTTCTTTTGTAGACATATCAATTCTCCTTAGTTCGGATAAAACGCGAGGTCAAAGCCGAAGTATGTTTCGCAATGCCCCCACTTACCGGAGGCAAACACTTGACACCCCCAGTCATACGGACCACTTTCCCAGCAGACATGCCAGACCTTGCCGACATAGCCGTGTGCTTCGCTTTCTTCGGGAGATTTGATCCACACTTCAGATTTTGGATCCATACCACATTCTGCGGCATAATCACTAAGAGCCTTGTGTAGTGCCTTTGCGGCGCCGGCACAGGTCTTATACTTGTTCGGGTTCCATTTCACATTCATGTGTTCAGCCATTCCTCGTAAGTTTTCAGGGGAGCGCCGCCATTGGTGATATCACCACCTTTACCGTCATTCGCGCAATCCAGATAAATCTGGTATTCTTGGTCGTTTGTGCCGCGAATCTTGGTACGGATGTTTGCCTTGGCGGCAAGTAGTGCGTTGTCTTCGGTTAGTGTCATATTCACCTCTCTGATTACGGTACCATCTTACCTGTTTTGAACACGAAAGTCAAGCACTATTTTCAAAATTTTGGCGAGCGTACCGAATGATTTTCTTGTCCAGATCAGACAAGTTCGCAAGACTAGCGGTCTCGGCCAGTCGGTAACCGACGCGGGCAAGTTCGTTTGAAATTTTGTCATTTGAGTGAAATTGCGCGAAGTCCATCATACGACGGCCAAAGGACGCGATCAAGCGTTGATTCTCAGTCATAACTTCTCCATTAACATATGGCACTAATATAATGACTGGAGCGCAGGTGTCAACCCTCTTTATCATCTTTTTTGATGTGGCTCGCGTGAATTTTTCCTCCGATGAAGGCGTTGTAGTAATCTTCACGGAACAATACCTCTCGGTCTATCTGATATTTCATTTCATAATAAGTCATTTCGCCCTTGGACCGACACAGGCGCAAAATCTCTCGGTGAAATTTCTCGGTACCAAGGTCCTCCACCAATTTCTTGACTTCTTCGCTTGATCCGTAGTAGGTCTGCCAGTCACTCTCGGACACCTTGTGCCGAGCGCGCTTCTTACCTTTAAGTGGCTTCAGTTTGCGTCGTGACCAAAAATTCTTTTTGCCGATGTATTTCTTGCCGTTTACTTTGTTTGTGATTTCGTAAACAAAGCCAGTGAATGTACCAATGTCTTCGCTGGTAAATTCACTGCCTTGATAGGACCACATTATTCCTCGTCCCAGTCTTCGTCTTCGTCATACTTCGCATCCAAAGCAGACAGTTTTTCGCCGCAGAACGGGCACCATATAGGATCGTGGTCGGAATTGAGGCACTCAACTGTTGCCTCAATACCACAAAATTCACATTTACATTCTAGTCTATCCATTAGAACTCCACTTCGCAGGCGGCGCCGGCGCAGGCTTGGGCACCTGTTGTGTTGATATCTGTATACTTCTTTGTTTCAAGTTGTGATACGAAGTCGATGGGTTTAAGGTTCTGTTGGATTTTGGTCCACTTGTGTAGAAGGTAAACATCCTTGAGGCAATATTCTGCCTGTTGCATATCACCTTCAAAATAGTTCTCAGCGAACTTCTTGAACCTACGAATCCATTCCGCTCTCATATCAGACAGTTCACCACCGTCGTGTGTGTTTGATTTAGCAACGGATATGGCTTCCCATAGATCGTGGAAACCTTGTCGCGTATCAACAATCAAACCTGAAGCAAAGAATGCTGCGCGACCGTATTTATCCACTAATGACAATTCGTCCAGAACTTCGGTCATTGGTGCCTGGTTGAAGTCTTTGTCACCTGAACCACCAAGGAAGGAAATACCCGCAAAGTATTCGCGGTTATTGAACACATAGTCTTCTACTTGTTTCCACTGATGTGGATAGACCGTCACGGTGTTTGATACATTGTGCCGCAGCTTTGGATGTGCGCAACGGTCCACGCGGGTACCGGCCTCGACCCAGTTCTGTTGAACTTTCTTCACCTTTTCCAAAAGGTTCACACCATATAGGTCCTCGCGGTACAAAGATCCTTCGGGTGAGACGATAGGAAACGACACAACATAATCTGTATCGTTGGCGGACCAAACACTGTCTTCAACCATATATGGGTTTGTTTCAGCAATGAGTTGAGCCACTTCACTATCCTTGTTCAACTGGATATTGCGAAGGTAACGGGGCGCGTGTTCACCGTGAATACCAGAGGCCGTTTTCAAAAGAACGGATGCGTTGCCCGATGGTTTGACGCAAGTGCCACGCGCACAAGGGTTGATACCAATCATTTTCGCAACGCGTTCGTTTGTTTCAAGAACAATCTCGGCACCCTTACGCTGAGTTTCTTCATTTAACAACACATCTGGATTATTCATCCAACCGGTAACGGAGACACCAAGTAGCGCTTCACGCTCAAAGATTTTGCGTGTCGTGTCACTAAGATATTCAAACTTGGTGTAACCGGCCTGTAGTGTACCCATAATAGCGGCCGCGCGGCAGGCTTTGTAGAACTCTTTCTCGGTTGTACATTTACCACCATTGATTTCTGTGAGATTACATCCCTGCCAGCCAGACTTACCTTTGATCTGGGGGAACATACCAATTTCTACCACATCTTCATTCTTGATTGTTGTTATTTTTTTGATTTTTGCCATTTTTGGTTATCCTTACTTTTTTCCACTCTGCTAATTCTTTGTGATAAGTGCTTGTATTTTTTATGTATTTCGAAACATCGCGAATGATGACAACATCTGGTAATATCATAAATAAAAATTCAATCAAACAAGAGGTAAATGACAATCTTGTATCTTTTGTTGAAAGTAGTATTGATATTCTGGAAGGATCAACTAATAGTATGAATGTTCAAATGACACTTCTTGGAGATGCTAATAATACTGGTACTGTTACAATTAATGAAGTTCAAAGTGCTATTAATCAGTATCTAGGAGCAGCACCTGTTCAACCATGTTGTGATAGAGATGGTAATGGTTCAGTTACAATCGCAGAAGTTCAAACTATTATGAATAATCATATGTATGGATAAACAAAATATCCGAAAGGAAAACAAAAATGTCAGAAATACATTACCCAGTTGATTATTACAATATATGGTATGGTGTTCATCATG